TAAGTGACTTTTGCCATTGGTTTTCTCCAAAGTAGTAGGGTGGAAACCCGTTCCTTCAGTCGAACATTTGCGTCCCTTGAGGGATGAACGAACCCGTTCCGTGTCGGCTTACTTGCGTCTCCTAAGAGATGAACGTTGTGTTAATTCTAACACATTCATACTATATATGCAAGTCAAACAGTAACATTCGTTACAAAATCCTGTGAACTCAAAAATGGCCAGGATATTTTTTCGCCATATTTTGGAATTTATCTTCTCTTTTTCTTTTGAGGTGGTGATTTATATCCCCATCGTTGCGGTGACACGGTGCCATAACCAAAATCTATTTTCTTCACTGCAGTCTTACCATAAGTATCACAGTATAGATCGAATATGTTCACGTTCTTCTGAGATCTCGTAAGATCAATAAACTTTTGACCTTCAACTTCATAATGAACTAACTTTGCATCTGTAGGATACTTTTTATCATTTGCTGCTTCAAGTGTAGTTCTCTGTAAAAGAACCTCACAATCATACGAAGATCCATCAAGTTTTTTCTCTTCAGTTTTTTCTATCTTCTTCGTTTCAGTTGCTTCAGCCATTTACATCACCCCATATAATATCAGGAAATGCCTGTTCAACAACATCTCTTGTGATCTTATAGGTATCTTCAAGATTACCATCTTTAACAAGAACTAATACCTCTGCTTCAAGTGGGTGCAATCCCGTAAGAATGTTAATGAACATAGTTTCACGACGCACTTGATTCAGTGCATCATCACCACCTCTTACAAATCTGTAAAAGTGTCTTGCCTCTCTACGAATAGTCGTATGCCCCTCTTTATCACTTGATCCTAAAGAAAAGGATCCAGTTTCATGCATTCTACGAACCTCATCATCTATTTTACCTGATAAGGTAAGAACATTATTATTCTGATCATCAAAGTCATTATATGGAACCTCTCCCTCTGGAAGAACTGATACAATTGATGTATCATAATTCCATTTTAGTATCATCTTTAATGATAGATCACCATATCTTTGCAATACTTCGACCTTCTTTGCCTTTGTTCTCTGCTTTGATGCAGCATCTAGAACCTCAAAGACAAAAGGATTTCTAGGTAAATCTGGTATCTTAGTGACCTTAACCGTTCTCGGTTTGGCCGTCTTCTTCTTCGTTGTAGTTTTCACTGTCATGATAGTTTTCAAAGTTGAATGCAACAATTTCGTCAGGTATCAGGTTGCCTTGACCGTCAAACATTTCTGGATGTGGTCTGGGAACTTCCCGATAGTTTTTCATATACTCTCTCAATGTCCATCCTATCACTATTCCAACAATAAAGAATAGTATTGTAACAAAAGAGCCTATAACTAAACTAACTTCTAACATTTTTATCTCCGGAGGATATTTTTTTAACATTTAGAGAAAAATCTAAATGAAGATCGATTTCTCGATTAAAAAAATTAAAAACTCTATCAAATAAAATCTGATAGGTTTTCGGTTTCTTTCGACCTCCTCTCAAGATAAGTTCCACTCCCCTATCGAAGTGTATGTTAGAAGTATTTAGTGGGTCAAGCGATTTGTTGTTCTTTGAGGAATTTAATGGTTTCAACTGACCCTCCAATTTTTTTTCCATCGACTGATACCTGTGGAAAGGTTGCTCCCTCTCCAAATTCGGAGATGAATCCCTCTCTAGTATAGTCCACCCCTAAAGTATAGACGACAAAGCTGCTTCCTGTCAACTCCAGAACTTTTTTTACCTTTTCACAATATGGACAATCTTCTTTAGAATAAACAGCAAAATTCATTTCTTTACCGAAACACATAACAATTTATAATTTTTATTATTGTATCACATTTATATCAGAATGTCAGGATATTATCCTGATACTTCATCAAAGTTATGATGGTTTAGTTGGCCAAACTACGTCTGTAAGTCTAAGGTGCTTAGATGCAACATTTGCATTACCGTCAAATGTTGGGTTTGGATATTTTGATGGAAGATCTCTAAGTTCTTGCCTGTATGTTTTCCAAGATGTTTTGATTGCTGCAGGGACATCAGGTGTTTGTGTCCAATCTGATTCTGCCAGCATAGCATCTCTCTCCTCACGCAAATATTCTAATGGATATGCTGCCTCAATCTCTGCAATTTTTGCATTAACATCTGTTTCTGATGGTTTTTCTATATCATCAGAGTTCCATTGTAAATTATCATATGTTTGTGCACCATTCATACACCAACATGCATTAGGTGTAAGTTCATGTAATGCTCTATGAATGCTCATCCCGAAACCTCCATTGCTGTAATAGTCGAAACTGTTCTCGTCGTTGTTGTAACCGAATTATTATCAGTAGGTGATCTATTTAAAAATAATACTTTTCCATTTCCATTATCAGAATTATGCAATCTTAATCCGTATGTAACTGTGCTTGTCGTTGCTGGTGAATCTAGATAATTAAAATTTAAAGGTTCCTCAATATAGGTGCTATCACTATCACCAGCTCTCATAGTCATTCTCTGCCTACTTCCATCTGCATCACCCTGAACTAAAATTGATCCATTTCTCATTAAAAATCCCTGCCACGCACCACAACAAGTACTACCCCAATATGAACTAGAACCATGAGCTGATATCAAAATTAATATTTTACTATCAGATCTTGTTGGTGTAATTGCAACTTGCATTGCATCTGCCGATGCAGTTGTATGTGCATTTAAACTTTCAGAATAAACATCTGTTTTTACAGTTTGTTTTACTTGAATTATACCTCCACCATTAAATGTACCGGTAGTTAGTCCATCTCTTGGAACGATTCGATTGGTTCTTAATTCTGACATTATGCTGATACCTCCATAGCAGTGATAGTGCTGATTCCATAATAATTTGAAGTGCCAATAAATTTATTAATAGTACAAGTTCCACTTGTAACAGCACATTGAATTTTATATGTCGTTGCAGATGTTGTTGCTGGAGAATCAAGTATTTTTATTACAGTAGTATCCTGCCAATTATTACAATTATAATAAGCAAAACCGTGGGCATTATAACCAGCACCACTTGATGATGTTCCTGATGGTTGTTCTATAAATGTGCTACCACGAAGTAGTCTAAAAAAATTAACAGCATTCTGATTACTATTGTAAATTGAACACTCCACTAATATCTTACTTGTACTAAATTTTGGAGTTATAGTAACACTTAAACCAGTTAGATCAGTGTAATTACTTGTATTATTAGAAGTAGTGAATTGATCCTTTTTTATAGTTTGCACAATTTGTATAATGCCTCCTCCACCACCAGTGGGCACACCATCGACTGGAACTATTTTATCTACTCTTAATTCTGATGACATTGTTATGAAGGTTCAGTTGGCCAAGTGACGGATGTTAAATCTAAATTATAATTAGAATCTAATTTTGGTGATGCAGTCGAAGGTAAATCTCTTAGTGCCTGACGATATGTTTTCCAAGCATCAGATATTGTTAAGTCTGATGATGCTCTCCAATCTGTCTTTGCAATTCTTATATCTCTCTCTTCACGCAATAATCTCATTGGTTCTGCTGCATCAAGTGCAGAAATCTTACTATTGACTTCTGTTTCTGTTGGTTTTGTCTGCTTACTATCCAACCATCCAAGACCAGAGTAATCTCTACCAACAAGAGTCCACTCTGCTCCTGGCTTTAAAGATTGTAATGCTTTTGGAATGTCGTATTTCATAATTATTTTTTCTTTTATTTAGGTAGCTATCTCTGTGCACACCATGATATATTTATGGGACATCGTACCATTAAAATTATTCGGCCAATACCATGTGTTTCCATTACCACCTTTTCCCCAACAAGTGAATACTATTGCAGAGGTTGTGTTATGATTGGTTACTAAAACTTCATGAATACGAGTGCCATAAGCTGCAGAACCATAATTATAATAGTCACCATAAGTTCCACAGTCATTATTTGTGTATCCACCTGTAGCTCTAACTTGCCTATATCCGTAAGCACCACTACCTTCCCAAGATGAAACACATTGCCTTACTAAAATATTACTTGTAGAAACTCTTGGTGTTATTGTGCAAGTTACAGGTGTTTGCACGTATGAAGTTGTTTGTGCTGAGAAAGCTGTATTTCCATGTTCTGCGACAACTTGTATGACTGTACCTGCAGGAGCGTCAGACCAAGTTGCAGCACTATTTGAAAACGCTGTTCCATTTGCTGAGAGTGATACAGATCCTAAATTTAATGTTCCCATAATTCTCCTATATGATTACCCAAGTACCATCAAGAGTCAGGGTTGACCCAAGACTAACAGGCCCTGCGTTGAGTGCATTAGTGTTTGTAGATATGTAATATCCACCTGTTCTATCCAATGTACTATTAAATAAAAGTGAACCATCACCAATGTAAAGTCCGACCATTGAACTTGCAGCACCGACTAAGTTAGTGCCAAGTGCACTGGTTCCAACACCAACTGTTCCTTTGCTGTCAATGACAAGACCATCTCCAGATGATCCAAGGTGTTGTATTTTGTTGACTTTAATAAAACTCATTATGCTGCTACCTCCATAAGGGTTAAATAACTAAAAAGTCTTTCTTTGGTTGCATCATTACCATCGTTTACAGTTCTATTAAGGAAATAAGTTGCATTATTCCCTGCGAGTGTTGACACAAAAAATCTATAAGTTATTGCTGTCCCTGCTGCTTGACTTGGAGAATCCAACATATTTGCAAAAGAATTGTAAGCAGTCGTTGAGTTTTGATCGTCAGCAAAATAACCTGTGTTACCCATAGCGAGTGCAGTCGTTCTACTACCTGCATCAGCACCTTTAAAAATAATACTTAAACTACCCCCAATAACTCTACCACATCTAAAAGCTAATACATAATCTTCGTGATTTGCCTCTCCACCAATACCAGCAGTTACTAAAATTTTTGAGTTAGCACGAGTAGTGGTTATAGTAGTATCTAAGGATGTTATCGGATAATAACTATATTGAGTACTTAAACTAATGCTTTCTGTACCATCTACAGGGGTTGAAACAACTTGTATAATGGTTCCTGCGGCTGGTGGAGCTGGACTTCCAGTTGTTACAATCGTTCCATCAGCATCACTTGGTAATTTTAATGTGCGATTAGATGTTGGATTACTGTCAGGTGCTGTGATAGAGACACTGTTGCCTCCCGAATGTACTAATTTTATGTTACTCACTGTTTTATCTCCATAAGAGTGATTGTACTTACTCCATCTTCTCCTGAGTTATTATTAAGACTATTGATATAGATAGTAGGACTTGCACTTGATTGATTATTTGCAAATTGTGTTTTATAAGTTGTGGCACTTGTTGTAGAAGGTGAATCTAAAAACGAGCAACTATAAGCACCAGCTACTTGTATAACACTTGGTCCATTTGCTGCCGAAAAACCTTCACCACCTGGTTCAGAACCACTTGCAGTATTTGGACCTTGTAATATAACTGTGCTTCCTCTTAATAATCTAAAACCCCCTCTAGCTTGGTCTGTTGATCTTCCTATAAAAAATCTTTGAGTAACAATTACTAAAATTTTACTGCTATTAAAACTTGGTGTAATTGAACCAGATAATCCTGTATCTACATATGATGTTCCAGTGGTAGAAACTTCAGAGGTTTGTGTCGCTTGAACAACTTGAATAACAGACCCTGCTCCTTGTTTGACACCAGTTGCTGCTCCATCAGCAAGAGTTGCTGTATTTACAACACCAGAACCAAGACCCCCAACTGAGAGTCCTGTAATACTTCCATCTCCGTTAATAGTTACTGGCATAAGATTATTTCCTCATCAATATTTATACGATAGTCAGAAAACTAC